CAATCGAGCATCTCATTAATCTATGTAATGACGAAGTATGTGACGATATTCGTACTGACATACGACGCACTCAAAACCAACTCGAGATAATCCATACACATTTATGCGAAGAAACCGACGAACTATTCAACTTCGACGACTGGCATGGCCTCGAAGCATTCTCCGAACGCGCTCGTGAAGTCATAGGCGACTGGGGTGCATATCAATTCAGCGAATGGAAACAATCAGGAAAGGTTCCAACCAATGGGTAAACTTAAAGATCTATCATTACGTGTCCAAGAAATCATTGACACCGAAGTTCAAAATAGCTGGGATACAGCTCTCGGCACAATCGAAGATGCTAAGATTGATACAGCTGATAACATCGTTGAACAACTCGAAAGCCTCGCTAACGAATACGGCCTAGACTTCGAAGATCTCGAAGAACTATTCAAAGAAGAACCTATTCGCGATATGATCGATGAATCTATCCACTATGTCTGGGACGTGTAATGTATCAGTATGAAATCTACGTACCATCCGAATTCAAATTCGAGGTCCAATATGTCATCGATACATTCGCAATCTTCTATGGTGGCGCTACAAGCTACGAAGCCGAAGGCGTCTGGCGCGATGACGACGGCTTACCACACCGAGAAACTATCACAATTGTACGAAGCATTTCCGTCACGGAGCAAGACCTCCCAGCTCGGAACATGGCTAAATACATCGAAAACGCATGTAACCAAAAAGCAGTCCTCTGGACTAAAACTACTATTCAAGCAACTTTTGAAACCTTTGAGGAATAAGTAATGTCAACACTCATTGTAAATCCAATCGGTTCACAGAATCTTATGTTCCGCCGTACTACTAATCGCTACGGCAAACGCATTGGTACACTCAGCTCTAACCGAGGCTATCTTAAAGTATCTCGGAGTATTGCTCCGAAAACCCGTGGTCAATTCGCACCAAGGCCAGCCTAATGAATACAAAAAATCTAACAATTACCTTAGCTAACTTCGTCATATACTTCTATGCATTTGTAGGCCTCTATCACACATTCCTAGCTATTTTAGAATGAAATTAAAAAGCCACTAGAAATACTTTATGTATCTCTAGTGGCTTTATCTAATTTTTACGAACCCACATCCGAGAGTTCTCTGATTTTGCGGTCAAGTTCCTCTTCGGTCATTGACGACGCATCAAGTTGTCTCGTAGTTTGGTCAACTCTCTGCAGCTTTGGCTGCTCATATTCTGCTAACGCAATCGCTAAACGCTCAATAGTTTCCTGATCCTCAGCTTGCATTGCTTTAATAAGCTGCACCTTTAAGATCTCTACTGCTGTTGGCATCTCAGTAATAATATCATCTCGGATTTTCTTAAATTCCGACGCTGATAATTTCATAGCTTCTCGTAATGCTTTATTCCGTCTTCGCGTTTCCGCACCCTTTGCTTGCATCTCGCGAGCTTTCTCAGAGTCCATATAGGGCTTGAGATGTTTCAGGGAGTTCGGGTGTTTCCCGCAATTCTCGTATCCCATTGTTAACCTCCAAGTTAAGTGGTCTTTAAGGAGACATTTAATTTTACTAACCCACATCCCGAGTATGCTGAAGGAAAATAAAATATGACAGACTATCTAAGGATCATAAAAGAAATTGAAAATAAAGAAAAGTCGGCTATCGCCGCCTTTCCAAAGAAGAAAAGAAAGGAGCCAAAGATGGCTAAAGTAACTGCAGTACAAATTCTGCATGAAGCAGCTGAACTTAAAGAACAAAAGTCTAAAGATTACCAAGGCGGTACCTGGACAGAAGAAGATTACTTCCCATTCGGAGAAAAATCCTATGTCCACATGATTCATACCAAGTATCTACGTATGCGTAATATTGTTGAAGGTGATCAGGAAACAAACTTCGAAGCACTTGAAGATACCTTGGTAGATATGGCAGTATATTGTGCGATGTTTGCAGCTTACCTAGAAAATAAAAAGAATGATATACCTTTGTAAGCACTGCCATAACAAGCAGCACATACTAGAAAAGTTTAAAGATCTACGAATGCACTGTCGTGTTTGTAGTAATGAAATAAAAAGTGAGGATAGAATGAAATTTAAAGTTGGAGATAAGGTCGAGAAAGTTGGCGGTGACTATACATTTGTAGGTCATGTAGTAGCTACCTTCCCTAAACTCAGCGGTGTAATTCGATTAGTAGTTGAAGATGACCGCGGTGTGCTGCATGTATACGGTGAGAAGATCCTACGACTTGTTGACTAATAGAAAGGAACCAAGATGGCTTGGACTCTTGAAGCGCAATACTTACGTATCGCTAAAACAATTATAAATAATGGGCTAGACCGGGAAACGCGTAATGCAGTCACTCGGTCTTTGCCATTCCAAACCCTAGACTTTAATCTAACCGATGGTTTCTTCCCATTGCTAACAACACGCCGTATGTTTTACAAAGGTGTGCTTGGCGAATACGCTGCAATGATTAGAGGACCTAAGCATATTAAAGACTTTGAAGAATGGGGCTGTAACTATTGGAACCAATGGGCTAATGAAGATGGTACAATCAATGTTGACTACGGTAATGCATGGCGTGACTTCAACGGTGTCGACCAAATGGCGCATGTCATTGATAGTTTGCGTAACAATCCAGCTGATCGCCGTATGGTTATTAGTGGGTGGCGTCCTGATAAACTCAATGATCTTAGTCTTCCCTGTTGTCACCACAATTACCAGTTTTACGCTAACGGTAACTCATTGGATTTACTATGGATCCAAAGATCCGGAGACTGGATGGTGGGTGTTCCCAGCGACGTGGTTCTTGCTTCAGTTATGCTTTTATGTTTTGCTGATGTGGCTGGCTATACTCCTGGGAATGTTAAATTCATTGTAGGAGATGCTCATATCTATCAAGAGCATATCAATGCTGCAACTAAACAGATCCGCAGATTGCCTTGGGCTCCGCCTAAATACAAACTTAAAAGTCAATCAGATGTATATTCATTTAAGCCAGATGGCTTAGAGCTTACTGAATATAAATACGAAGACGCAATCAAATATAATGTAAAGGATTAATGATGTATAACACACGACAAGATGTTCCGTGGCACTATCATATTCAAGACATGCATGCAAAGTTCGGTGTTAATGAATGGGTTGATAAACAACTTATCAAAGATGATACCGAAGCAATGAAGAAGTTCTTAGAGTTTCGTATTAACTTTCTGAAAGAAGAATTAAATGAAACAGAAAAAGCATTTAAAGAAGGTGATCCTCAAGAAATTGTTGATGGCCTTATCGACCTATGTGTTATCGCCATTGGTACACTGGATGCATTCGGCTGTGACGCCGATGGTGCTTGGGCTGAAGTCATGGACGCCAACATGGCGAAAGAGCCTGGTGTTAAGCCTTCGCGTCCCAACCCTCTGGGTCTTCCTGACCTTATTAAACCTGAGGGATGGGTTGGACCAGACCATACGCACACTACAGGTTTCCTCACAAGAATCTTTCCAAGAAAGGAAGACTAATGAAAATTAAAGTCACTCAAGAGTTCATTGACCAGTGTTATGAGCGTGCTGAAATCTATAACCCAGGTACACGTAGCAAGGAACAACTTCTTCGTGATATCGAATGTGAAATCTTTGAGTACCATATGATTAAAACAGATCAATGGGATTCACATGATTCATGGAAAGTCGATGGTGTATCTGACGTCTACGGTAATGTAGATGTTAAGTTCGTACATAAGTATTACAACATCGCCCATAAGAAGATGGCGTATCTTGCATGGCAAGCAACAGACCTTGAGACATTCTTATTTGTTGAATGGGTATCTCGTCCAGACCGACTGCTTAAAGTCGGTGACGAGGTTGAAGTAAGAGTAGTAGGTTCTCTATCATATATGGATTTCCTAAAGAATGTCCGGCCATCACATTATAACAGCGGTTATTATGTTGATGTTAGAAAAGTTGCACAGCCGTATGAGGAATAAGCTTGATCACTTAACGGATAAACCGTTTAAAACTTTTAAATGCACAAAGTGTAAAGAGAAATATTATCGTATGGAAATTGACAGTGATATGACTGTCTGCCCGCCATGCGATAATGGAAAGGAATCTAATGAGGGTAACATTTGACATTGAAACTGACGGATTAAATGCTACAAAGATCTGGTGTTTAATCTTAGAAGACATTGATACTGGTCGGATCATGAGATATACTGATCACTCTGATAAGTATAATGGTGACATCAAGACTGGCTTATCTATGCTACAAAACGCCGAGCTACTTGTTGCACATAACGGTATCGGCTTTGATGCTTTACAAATCCTAAAGATTTATGGGATTGATTTGTATCATAAGAAGTTCTTCGATACATGGATTGCATCGCAGGTTCTCAACTATCGCAGACCGCATAAGCATGGTCTTGCAGGTTGGGGCGAGCATCTCGGCTATCCCAAGTTTGAGTTCAGTGATTTCGATAACTTCTCAGAAGAGATGATGGAATACTGTAAGCGTGACGTACAGCTAAACACTGTTGTATTTAAGAAGCTCATGGAAGAACTTACAGCACTAGCTGAGAAGCAACCATTAATTCGTGCTGGTATTAGTGCTGAGATGGAAGCTGCTAAGTTCGATGCTTACTGTCGCCATTATGGTTGGCAGTTTGATACAGAGAAAGGTAAGAGTACCTTACATGATATCATTTCTCGGATGAAATATATCGAAGGTAAGGTTGAACCACATCTACCGCCTATTACTAAGTACATCGATAAGATTCCTAAGACTCCGAAGTTCACAAAGAAAGGTGACTACACTGCAACTACAGCACGGATGCTTAGTGAATACTTTAAGAAACCAGTGGCTATTACTGACACACACATGCTAGCTGCAGGTCGTGAGTTCCAACGTAAAGAAGTTGTCAAAGCAACTCTCGGTAATATGGATCAAGTCAAAGAGTATCTATACTCTATTGGCTGGGAACCAGATGACTGGAAAATGGAGCGAGGTGTACATGGCTGGGAAAAGAAATCACCTAAGCTAACCTCCACCTCGCTTGCTAAGTGCGGTGAACACGGCGTACTCATCGATGAGTGGACTACACTGCGCTCACGTAAGGGTGTGCTTGAAGGTTGGTTCCGTGAGCTAAGAGATGGTAGATTACATGGTCGGTTATGGGTTGTCGGTACACCTACATTCCGTTGTCGTCATGAAGTTATTGCTAATCTCCCAGCAGTCAATGCGCCATGGGGTAAAGACCTTCGTGAATGTTTGATCGCTGAACCTGGTCGTAAGATTGTAGGTGCTGATTCTAGTGGTAATCAATTCAGATCTCTTGCACATTATGTTAATGATCAGAACCTAACGGATCAAATCCTATCTGGAGATATCCATCAGTATAATGCAGACATCATTGGGACTGATCGACGTACAGCTAAGACCTGGATCTACGCATTCTTGTTTGGAGCTGGCCCTACAAAGCTAGGCCAAGTACTAACAGGTAAGAAGATTGTTAAAGCTGGTAACGAATCTATTGAGAAGTATGGAGATGCTATTCCAGGATTGAAAGGATTGAAAGAAAAGATTGAAACAATCTGGAAACAAACATCTACATACGGACCTGAGGGTTATATCCCAGGCTTAGATGGGCGACGTGTATACACACCCCAGCCTTATCAAACCCTAAACTACTTGCTGCAATCATGCGAAGCTATCACAACTAAGTCTGCAGTAGCATATCAAATCGCTAAGATCCGTGAAGAAGGATTAGATGCACAACCTCGTTTGTATTATCATGATGAAGTTGCTTGGTCTGTTGCTGAGAAAGATGCTGAGCGTGTACTAGAAATCCTAACTGCTTCATTTGCAGAAGGACCTAAGCAAGTTAATGTAAACATCATGGCAGGCGAAGGTTCAATCGGTAACAATTATGCAGACGTTCACTAAGTATCATTTGTATTCTCCGATCTCTAAGCAAGTGCTTAAGCAAGAGTATAATACTTTTGCTGAGGCTTGCGAGGTTGCCCGTAATCAACCAGGTATTTGGGAAGTACATGTAACTGAAGTATCAAGAAAGAAATCCAATGTTGAAAAATGATTTAATCAATGGCTACAACTATACACTGCATCCTAAACCAGATAACTATAGCTTATCTGAATGGAAGCATATGGTTGCTTGCTATCATACAAGTAAAGGTCATGTTGTAAAAGATATTAAAAACTATTACGACGAACACACCGATAAAAATCCAATGTATCCGACAATCCTCGGAACAGAAGTAGGAATGGAGGTCCAATGGAGTCCAGCAAAAATATAAACATGCTAGTCGATGCTGATTCTATTTTCTTTAAGGTAGCATATGGTGCTAAGAGTGAATCCGATCTACGCAAAAACTACGATAGCTTCTGTCGAAAGATGGAACTAACAGTTAAGAATAAGCTAGCGAACCTCTTTGACGAAGATGAAACCTTCAATACATACTATGCTGTTAAAGGCAATGGTAACTTCCGTAAGGATTTGTATAAAGAATATAAGAGTCATCGCCCAAACCTAGATCAAGACATAAAAGATAAGCTAAACTTTTTACACCGATACTCTATTGACAATGGTGCAATAGCTGCTGATGGTATGGAAGCCGATGATCTTGTTGCAATCTGGGCGTATGAAGCTAGAGAGAATGAAGATCAGTACGTTATCTGTGGTATTGATAAAGACTTACTACAGATACCAGGTAACCACTATAACTACGGTAAAGACACATGGCAATTCATCGATGATGATGAAGGACACTTACGTCTTATGCTTCAGTGTTTAACTGGTGACAGCGCAGACAATATCCCAGGGCTTAAAGGTATTGGACCTAAGAAAGCGGAGAAGATTCTCCAAGGTATACCTGAAAAACGCAGATGGAATAGAGTTAAAGCGGCTTGGCGTGGTCATGGTGGTTCGCTTAAACAACTAGACATTAGCTATCAACTACTTAAGATGCTAACATCATGGAAGGAATATGACGATATTAGAACACACCTTTACGGTGAAGCCTCTGTCAGCGAACAACATGACGTATCGCAACAAGTCGATCAAGCAGAGGATGTACATCGACTATCAGAATGAACTACGTGATGAAATCCGAGGGGTCGAGTGGCCCTTCGGTGATGATCAAGTTGAGTTCTATATTGTAGCAGGCTTCTCAAATCGAGCAGCTGATATTGATAATGTAATTAAACCACTCCTTGATACGTACCAAGGTATCTTCGAGGAGTTCAATGATAACAAGGTGTATCATGCAGAACTACATAAAACAATCGTCCCTAAAGGAAGAGAGTTCCTCTACGTTAGAGTGGGACGAATATCAGAATCAAAAATACAGGAAGGAACGGCGGTTGCAGAAGCGGCAAGCGAGTTCTATAAAACGGAAACAGACCCGACAAGCTAAGGAAGAAAGGCTCTGGAGATGACTAGATATACACAAACAGAATGTCCTAACTGCGATTCATCAGATGCGTTTACAATCTATGAGGATGGCGGATACTGTTTTTCATGTAACTATTCAGATAAGAAAGTATCAAAAGAAATGAATGATTTCAATAGCATACCTACTGCAACCTCAACTAATAAGCTAGCTGAGATTATGGATCTTAACAGCTTTGCCATTACCTCGAGAGGTATTAGTAAGGCAGTTGTCGATCACTTCGGAATTAAAATGGCAGTCAATCCTGATGGTTCAGGTGGCTCACACTTCTATCCATATACTAAGGATGGAAAAGTAATTGCCTATAAAGAACGGCAGTTACCTAAAACCTTTTATATTCAAGGTGACTTTAAAGATACCGAACTATTCGGTCAGACCCAAGCTATGGGTGGGAAGTCTCTTGTAATTACTGAAGGTGAACTAGATGCTTGCGCAGTTGCTCAGGCATTCTACGATAAGTATGGTAAGATCTACCCAGTAGTATCAATACCTTCTGCATCTGGAACTAAAGTATTACTTGAGCAACTGTCTTTCATTAGACGGTTCGAAACAGTTGTACTATTCTTCGATCAAGATGAAGCAGGTCAAGCAGCCGTTGAGAAAGCAGCAAAGATTATTGGAGCTGGTCGTGCAAAGGTTGCTAAGCTACTAGAGAAAGATCCTTCCGATGAACTCCTAAAGCATGGGTCAGCTAAACTACTGCAAGCTTACTGGGACGCACAAACGTGGTCCCCTGCCGGTATTGTAGTTGGTGAGCCTATCTGGGATCAGTTTAAGGCACGTCAAGAAGTGGAAAGCATTCCATATCCTGATTGTCTTAATGGTTTAAACGAAAAACTACAAGGAATAAGACATGGTGAAATTACTTTGTTTACCTCTGGTACTGGCAGCGGTAAGTCTACTGTCATTAAAGAGATTGCTCTTGATCTATTGGCTAAAACTAACGATAAGATTGGACTCATATCTCTCGAAGAAAGTGTTGGAGACACTGCTGAAAAGTTTATCAGCATGTCGCTCCAGCGATCTAGCATGGACCTCAAGGCTATCCCAGATGCAGAACTGCGACGAGGCTTTGAGCAAGTGTTTAAAGATGAACGCCTTGTTCTTCTTGATCATCAGGGATCTTGCTCTGACACTTCTCTACTGGATAAGATCGAATATATGGCACTCATGGGGTGCAAGTATCTTATCCTTGATCACATTACCATTGCAGTATCTGAAGGCTCTGAAGGATTGGGTGGTAACGAAGCTGTAGATAAACTCATGAGTGATCTACTTAAGATTGTGAAGAAGCATAACGTCTGGCTGGGTTTGATCTCACACTTGCGTAAAGCAACAGGCGGTAACAAATCATTTGAGGAGGGTAACCTTGCGTCAATCGATGACATCAAAGGCAGTGGCTCGATCAAGCAGATCTCGTTCGACATCATTGCCTTTGCACGAAACCTCGTCTCGGACAACCTGCTCGAGCGAAACACAATTAAGTTTAGAGTCCTCAAGTCGCGCTTCACTGGACAAACTGGTTCAGCAGGCGCTGCAGTTTACTCCTCCGAAACAGGGCGACTAAGCTCAACCCTTGATGAAACATTTACGAGTATCTAATGCCAGATCAAAAGAAGCTAGACCAGCTCTTCATCGATATAGCACATCGCGTATCTTTGATGAGCCACGATGCTGATACTAAAGTCGGTGCGGTAATTGTTAAAGATGGTAACATCTTAAGTATGGGATATAACGGCATGCCTTCGGGCATGTCGAATGACTGTAAACATAGTACCGGCGTAACAAAGAAAGAGGTGATCCATGCAGAAGCAAATGCTATATGTAAACTAGCACGTAGTACTGGATCATCTGAAGGCGCAACTATATACTGTACACTTTCACCGTGTATAGAATGTGCAAAACTTATTTTACAGAGTGGTATTACACGCGTAGTATTTGCTGAGGATTATAAAGATGACTCAGGTAAACTAATGCTTATGCCATTACCACATATGACCATAGATAGGATTGAATATGCAAGCACAGCTCCAGTATCTAACGGAGAAAATAAGAAAAGCTAAAGCGCATATTGCTTGCAGTCTGTTAAAGATGACAACTGAAGCAGACCTCGAAGCCTACCTTGTGTTTACAATGGATACAATTCAGCAACACTTCACACGTAATAGTATGCGTGGTAACAAATCATATCAAGGTGAAGCTAACCTTACTCACTTGAGTACAACAGTTGGCGCATATATCTTAGATGATATTAAATATTATCATGATGATCAACCACCTTGGGAATGGTTTAAGCTACGTGTAATGATGGGTGATCTGTTTCTTGAAGCGTTCTATCAAACACACCAGATTAATATTGGCAAGAATAAAGACGATGCCTTTGTTGCTATGGAAAATCTGGACCGTAGTCTAAAGAGAAGTCGTACACATTACATTGTTGTGCCAGAGCTATGGGATCTACCTATCCCTGCCGGTTCTAAGAACCTACTACTCGGTACAACATTTGAAAGACCTGAGGATATCTCAGAACTCATGCAACCTACAGAGCGTCCGGTAATTAAAGGATGGACTGAGCAAAGGAGGAATGAGTTTATGCAATACCTCAGTCGCGACTTTGTTAAAAGCATGAATGTTCTACAGCAAACCCCTTGGAAAATTAATATACAGATCAGGGACGCTCTTTATCGTAACCGACAAAAGATTCTTGATCAGTATCAACACCTCCCAAAGAAATATAAATCTAAGGTAATTGAATTTGATTTAACAATGGCTCGCTCTACCTTAATCGAAGACCGAACCTTCTATCAATACACTGAAGCAGATTATCGTGGTCGTATATATTATACTACACCCTTCTTAAACTTTCAAAGTAATGATATTGCCAGAGGACAAATGCTATTTGCAAATGGTAAACTCATGACTGAAGAGGGTCTTAAAAGATTGAAGATACATATTGCCTGCTGCTATAATCAAACCTTTAGTAAAGATAAATTACCTGACTGGTTATCTACAAACTACCAACCTTATCTTGAGGACGAAGGTCTGGATGATATCTCTGTAGATAAGATGACACTGCAGGATCGTGAAGCATGGACAGATAATAATATTGATATGCTCATGGATCTTGCAGCTGAAGAGCGTATTGAGTTGGCTGCTGAGAAACCTATTACACTACTTGCTTGTGTACTAGAACTCTACAATGCGATACAGCATGATGGTCCTTACTATACTTACTTACCTGTACCAGTAGACGGTAGCAATAATGGATGGCAACATCTGTGTGCAATGTCTAAAGATAAAGAAGCAGGAGAGTTAGTAGGTGTAGTTCCACAGAAGATCCAGAAAGACTTCTATGTACAGTGTGCTAAGAATCTTATTACTCGAATGCCAGAGTGGTTCGAGGAGCGCCAGATGCCCATGAAACATATACGTAAAGGTATTGCTAAGCGTGGTTCCATGACTCGCGCCTATAGTGCAGGTGCATTAAAGATTGCAGAGAACATGTATATGGATTGTCACGTTGAAGGTTACCTCGAGAAGTATAATATTACTAAAGAGGATTGTCAACTGTTAGCTAAGCATCTTGTTAAAGCAATTGATGAAGTCTGCGCTGGACCTCTACAAACAATGAAGTTCTTACAAAAGATTGCAGAAGCTGAGATCGCTTCGGACTATGCTAAAGAGACACAGCAGAAGTCTATTAACTGGACAACCCCATCAGGGTTTCCTGTTGTCTATGAAGCCTTCATTGATAATGAGTTTAAAGAGAAAGCAATCATTAGCTGTAGCGAACGCAGAACTAAACCGGTTATCCGTAAAGAAGATGGTACAGAAGAAGAGACTGATACAATCCGTATCCAGCATGTCGGTAAAGAAAATACAGACAAGCCTAAGATCAGATCCTTTATGTCAGGCATCTCTCCTAACTTCGTGCACTCTATGGATGCTGCACACATGGCACAAGTAATTAAAGAATGGGGTAGCGACTTCGGTGCAATCCATGATTCATTCAGTGTACATGCATGCGATGTAGATGAACTATTAGAGATCATCAAAGATCGGTTTGTAGATATGTATAACTATCAAAACTTCTTTGATGTTATTGAGCATATGATTATTACAAACCAAAACAATTTCAACCAACCACAACCAGGCCTTGGTGCCTTGGAGATAAGAGAGGTATATAACAGTGACTACTTCTTCGCGTAAACAACCGGGGATACTTCCGGTTCGCCTAGGCATTGAGCCTGATAATAAGACAGCACTAAGAGAGCTAGGGATGGACGAGTCCCTAGCTGACTCTATGAATGATCGAGAACTAGATGAATTAATTATTGAAAAAGAATATGAACGAGTTAAAGAATATTACAGTAGCAATGGAGAGGATGGAGAACAATATGCAACCGACTGGAAGCGAGAAGCCCTCCGCAAAATCAACGATAACTGAATTCTTAGCGTCGCCATTTATGCTTTTAGCTGGACTAAACTTATGGATTGCTACCTTAATTACTGGAAACCCTGTCATCCTTATGGAAATCCAATATGAAGAAGATGATGACGAGTACGAATAGAAAATAAAAATCCCCTGAGAATACCGTAATGGTACTCTCAGGGGTTTATTTTTTTACTAACCTTAGGAACTACATGCTGTTAAAGATCCATCTGTGTAAGCTTGCCTGTTACTTTAGACAATAGTTCTTTCTTATCTTTACTGATGGTGGTAACAGCTGCTGCATTACGCTGCCGTAGATTAATTGCTTTCACAATAATATCAACCACTGCATATGCTTGCTGAGGTGAAATCTTATCAGTCTCATTTATAGTAATACCACGTGCTGCCATTTCTTTACGGATGCTCGCTTCTATATCAAGGCCTTGCCTCTTAAGCAGCTTACTGTAATCATCTAGTGACATACCCTTTGGCTTTGCGCCTGTCTGCAAAATCTTAGAGAGTGATTTGCGCAAATACGAATCGCCTTTATCATCAGTCTTAAACTGATGGAACAACCCACGGAATGCACCTGGTTCTTCTTGAGAAACCATGGTAGTATTTGTAGGGTCGTTAGCTTTCTCTCGTAGTGTAGCGGTGGTTTCATTAAACCAATCACGAGCAATGCTTTCGACATAGCTATGCTGCTCAAGACCTCTAAGCCAATTAGCATTAGCTTCTCTACGTACCTGCTGGAATGAACCAAGATCCGTAACGAACGCATCAAAGATAGGTAGTACAAATGGTTTAGCACCATGCCTCTTTGCTTCAGATGAAATACGGTTCCAAGATGTACCTGATCCGGTTCTTGAAATCATATTACCATCGTAAGACTGCACAGCCACTGGTAGAATACGACCCATGGTCCAACCACCTGGTCCTATCTCACCGCGCTCAGCAGCACCTTCAGCTTTCTCTTTGTACAACTGTACAGTGACATGCTTCTTTGGTTTATCTTCAGTCTTACGGAATTCAAATGATGCAGTAGTAGATGCTTCAGGGTCCATTTGTTTCCCGGCTGCATAACTACGGAAGCCCATAGCATTATCAAAGTACAGTAGTTCATTCGACAATACTGATAGGAAAGCATTAGCCCTCATCAATCGACCAACTGCAACAACCTTTGGGTCCATGATTTCGAAGATCGAATCAACCAAAGCTGTATGTAAGAAGTTAACGGCATCAGGTAAAGAGATACCACCAGCCTTAGCAACAGTAGCAATCTGCTGTGCCATCGGACCAGAGTAGGCTGTTGTATTAACATGCATTCTAAGTGATGTTAGTTCCTGCCCATAACCCATAGTCATTGGAGATTTTTTAAGGAAGTTTTGTGTATCCTTTACAGCCAATGCTAAGATGTCTTTAAGGTAAGGTCGTTGATTACTCGGAGCTGTCTGTACTAGCTGCTCCGCATTATCATTCATCCACTCACCCATAGCTTTACGTGAATCAAGCCAATCTGTATTTGAATAGTCTTGCTCGACAATCAAACCAGTACGCTTAGCCATAGACTGAATGCCTAATAGGCCTGCATTA